AAAGCTGAGTACACTATGGAGTTAGCACAAGACCTTAAAGCAATCCACGGCTTAGATGCTGAAACTGAATTATCAAACATCTTATCTGCTGAAATCCTTGCGGAAATCAATAGAGAAGTTGTAAGATCAGTTTACATTGGTGCTGAAAAAGGTGCTCAAACTAATACAACAACTGCAGGTATTTTTGACCTAGATACAGACTCAAACGGAAGATGGTCTGTTGAAAGATTTAAAGGCCTAATGTTCCAATTAGAGAGAGATGCTAACGTTATCGCACAAAGAACAAGAAGAGGAAAAGGTAACATGATTATCTGTTCATCTGATGTTGCTAGTGCTTTACAAATGGCTGGTGTATTAGACTATACTCCTGCGTTAAACAACAACTTAAATGTTGATGACACAGGAAATACTTTTGCTGGTGTATTAAATGGTAAATATAAAGTTTACATTGATCCATATTCAGCAAATACAGCTGCTAAACAATACTTTGTAGTAGGTTACAAAGGTACTTCACCATATGACGCTGGTATATTCTACTGCCCATATGTACCTCTACAAATGGTAAGAGCAGTTGGCCAAGACACATTCCAACCAAAAATTGGATTCAAAACTAGATATGGTCTAGTAGCGAACCCTTTTGCTGGTGCAAGTGCGTCTTCAGCTATTACTGCTGACGGTTTAACAACTGCTAATGCAAACAGATATTACAGAAAAGTTCAAATTGCGAACTTAATGTAATACTTGTTACAAACAAATTTAAAAGGGCGGCCCTAAAAAGTCGCCCTTTTTTTTAGCATAAATAAAAGTATGAAAACACCATATAAAGAAATTTTAGGAGTACTAGCTGTAATTTTGTTTATGACACTTGTTGCACAAGGGCTAAATTATCTTAATCCTACACCGAATGTATTAGAAGAATTAGAGGAAAAGATTAAAAAAGTAGAGCAAAAAGAGATTGTTTTAACTGAACCTGAAAAACAACTAGAACGACAAGCTACTGAAAAAGAGTGGCAAGAAGTAGATAAACAAATAGATAAATAGTAGTATGACTACTACAAACTCATACAATAGACAACCTACAAAATTAGACTATGCAAGTCCTACACAGTTTAAGTTTGGTATTATCAAACTACCAAAAGTAGAATATTTTTGTACAGCTGCAAACATACCTGGTATTACACTAGGAACTTCAAATTTAGCTACACCATTTAAAGATGTACCAATGCCTGGTGATAAACTAGACTATGATACTTTAAACATATCTTTTTTAGTAGATGAAAATTTAGAAAACTATAGAGAAATACATGGTTGGATGACCGGTCTTGGATTTCCAAAAGATTATTCTCAATATAGAACTTTGCAAAGTGCTGGAACAGATAGATATCCAACAACAACAAACGAAACTTATTCAAGTGAAATAGGAATAACTTCTAAAAATACACCTGATGATGGTGGTTTGTATTCAGATGCTACATTGTTTGTATTGACAAGTAAAAATAATTCCAATATAGAAATACGTTTTAGAGATATATATCCAATCTCTCTATCAGGATTAGATTATAATCAACAAGCTACTGATGTTGACTACTTAACAGCCAGTGTTACGTTTCAATATAAAATTTATGAATTTGCAAATATAAGTGCTAGTGGTACTATAGAAACTACTTCTTAATTACCTACTAAATAATTAAAACAATATAATGGAGATATTATGACCTTTGATGAATTGCAGGCGTTAGCCGAAAAAGACCTCAAGTTAAATGATACTGAACTTGATTTAGAATCATTAAAAACACCACAACTACATAACAAATATTGTAAGTTTCATAATCAATATATTAATCTATTAAAAAAGACCGAGCAAGATAGAGATAGATTATTAAGAGAAAAATGGGAATACTATACTGGTAAAGCCGATCCACAAATCTACCAAGAAAAACCTTTTAATATAAAGTTACTCAAACAAGATGTTGACAAATATATTAAAGCAGATGATGATCTAATTAAACTAGAACAAAAGGTAACCTATATACAAAGTGTTGTGGATTACTTAGATAAAACAATTCGTATTATTTCAAATCGTACATTTCAAATTAAAAATGCCATAGAGTGGAAAAAGTTTACTTCTGGTATTATCTAAAATGCAAAATATTATCGTTGACAAAATCAATGACGTATATATTCGTATAGATGCTGACGCTTCTATTCGTAGAGAACTTTCAGATTATTTTTCATTTGAAGTTCCTGGTTATAAGTTTACGCCACAGTTTCGTAATAGAGTTTGGGATGGCAAAATAAGATTATATTCGTATGCTACAGGTCAAATGTACGTAGGACTATACCCATATCTAAAAGATTGGTGTAAAAAGAAAGATGTTCATATAGTTGAATCTAGTGATATTTTAACACGTAGCAACGTCTCAGCCGCCGATATAGAGGGTATGATTGAGGAGTACGATCTATCTATTAAACCTAGAGATTATCAAATAGAAGCGTATAAATTTGCTTTAGAGTGTGAACGAGGACTAATTTTATCACCTACAGCTTCAGGCAAATCACTTATCATCTATATGTTGGTAAGACATTATTTAAATATGATAAACAATAACATTTTAATTATAGTACCTACAACATCATTAGTAGAACAATTATATAAAGATTTTAAGGACTATGGATATGACGTAGAAACAAATGTCAGTAGAAAATACCACGGTTATGATATTGATGATAATAAACGAATAGTTATATCCACATGGCAGTCATTATATAAAATGCCTAAAAAGTTTTTTGAAGATTACGGTGCGGTTATAGGTGATGAAGCACATTTATTTAAGGCCGTATCATTAACAAAGATTATGACTAAACTTACAGATTGTAAATATCGAATAGGACTTACGGGTACTTTAGATGATAGTAAAACACACAAATTAGTATTGACAGGTTTATTTGGTATAGTCAATAGAGTTGTATCGACAAAAGAACTCATTGATAGAAAACAGTTAGCAAATCTAAAAGTAGTTTGTTTAAACTTAAAATATCCAGAAGAAGAATCTAAAAAGGTATATGGTGTAAAATATTTTGAAGAATTAGAATATCTTACTCAAAATAAGGCTCGTAATAAATACATACGAAATCTTACCTTGGCACTAAACGGCAATACTTTATGTTTGTTTCAGTTAGTTGAAAAACACGGTGAAATTTTATTTAACTTAATTAAAGAAAAAGCAGATCCTAAACGAAAAGTGTTTTTTGTTTATGGTGGAACAGAAACAGATGATAGAGAAAAAATTAGAGCAATCACAGAAAAGTCGGATAACGCAATTATTATCGCTTCTTTCGGGACGTTCAGCACTGGTATCAATATTCGTAATTTACACAACATTATTTTTAGTAGCCCTAGTAAAAGCCCTATAAGAGTATTACAAAGTATTGGCCGTGGTTTAAGAGTTGGTGATAAAAAACAATCAGCAACAGTCTATGATATTTCTGACGATTTAACCTATAAAGATAAAAAGAATTTTACCTTAACCCATTTTCAGGAAAGAGTTAATATTTACAATAGAGAAAACTTTAACTACGAAATTCACACCGTAAATTTAGATAAATAGTTATATGAAAACTTTAGACATTAAAAATGCTAAAATCATACGTTTAGTTTCTGGAGAAGAAATTGCCTGTAAACTAGATGACTCAAGTGCTGAAGAAGCTGTAAAAAAATCTCGTTTAATTAGATTAAAGGATCCTATGTTAATTAAATATGTTCCTCAATTTACTGAAGGAGGTATTGCAGATTATATAGCCTTGGTGCGTTGGGTAGGTTTTACTAGAGATAAAGTAGTTACCATACCCATAGATAAAATTCTTACTATCTGTAATGCAACTCCTGAATTTAATGAAAGATACACACAGATTGTAGGTAAGCTAGAAAATGTTAAGGATAATCTTCCTTCTTATATAGAAAGAAATCTTAAAAAGGAGGAGTGGGATAACTCGGAACAATATGATGATATTGATAAAGAAAAACTAGAACAGATAAATGATATGTTAAATATGCCTAGTAAAAAGATACACTAATTAGGTAGCTGGTTCTCGGTAACAACCCACATGGGTATTATAACAATGAATTTAAATTATGTCAAGCGACTATGAAAATTAGATTTTATAAAAGATTAGATGGTATGAGATGGTTAGGTTTTGTACTGGCCATGATAGGTGCTTATATACTTTCAAATGCAAATCCAGCTACACAATGGGTAGGATGGGCAATTGCAACAGTATCTTGTAGTATATGGATATACATGGGCATAAAAGATAAAGACATACCTAGAGCATTAATGGAACTTATGTACTTAATACTTGCGTTAAGAGCCATTTATAACTGGTTAATATGAAAAAAGTTAAGTGGATAATAAAAGCAACGTATAATAGTGATAATCCTAAGAAGTATTGTCAAGTTACTTATCCTTTTACAGGCACACCTAAATCACTTGAAAAAAAGATTTGGAAACACTATAATGAAAACTATGAAGAATATGGCAAAGCAGAGGCCGTAGAGGTAGAACTTATAACGTAAACCGTTGACAAAAACAATAAAATATACTATAATAATATTATGACTAGAACAAGAAAAAAATCTGAACATTATGTAGATAACAAAAAGTTTCTACAGGCGATGATAGAATACAAGGACAAGTGTGATAAGGCCGAAAAAAGAAATAGAAAGGCACCACCAGTTACAAATTATATTGGTGAATGTTTTTTAAAGATCGCAAATCACTTATCTTATAGACCTAATTTTATTAACTATACTTTTAGAGATGATATGATTTCTGATGGTATAGAAAACTGTTTACAATATCTTAAAAACTTTAATCCTAAGAAATCAAACAATCCATTTGCTTATTTTACACAAATCATTTACTATGCTTTTATAAGAAGAATACAGAAAGAAAAGAAACAAACAAACATTAAGTATAGAATGATTGAACAAGGGAATATAGATGAATTTTCTGTATTGCCAGGTGATACAAATAGTGATTATAAAAATCAGTTTTTAGAATTTTTAAGAAAAAATAAACCATCAACTGAAGAACCTAAATCAAACGAAATTAAAGTTAAAAAAAGAAAAAGAAGAACTTATACAAGCGTTTTAGATACATAATGAAAATAGCATTGTTGAATGATACACACTTCGGTGTCCGTAACGATAGCGAAGCATTTAGAAACTATCAATTAAGATTTTATAATGAAATCTTTTTTCCTTACCTAGAAGAACACAATATTAAAACATTGGTTCATTTAGGTGATGTAGTTGATAGAAGAAAGTTTATTAACTTTCAAACTGCTTCTATTTTTAGAAAACAATTTTGGGACCGATTATATGAAGAACAGATTGATACTCATATAATTATTGGTAACCACGATACTTATTTTAAAAATACAAATGACGTAAATGCTATTGAAAATCTTTATACTTCATTTGATAAAAAACACGAACCTTGGATTTATACAAAATCAACTGTGGTAGAGTTTGATGGTACACCTATTTTATTTGTACCTTGGATATGTGATGATAACTATGAACACTCCATGAATATGTTAAAAACAGCAAAAGCAGATTTATGTTTCGGACATTTAGAGATTAAAGGTGTTGAAATGCAAAATGGTGTAATCAATGAACACGGTTTAGCAAAATCAGACTTTAATAGATTTGATAGAGTTATTTCAGGTCATTTTCACAAAAACACAGACGATGGACAAATATATTACTGCGGCGCTCAATATGAAATGACGTGGTCAGATTACCAAGATCCAAAAGGTTTTCATGTTTTTGACACTGAAACAAGAGAAATAGAAAGAATAGTAAATCCACTTACCATACATAAAAAAATAATTTATGATGATAAAAAGAAAGATTATAAAAACCTTGAGATACAATCATACAATAATCACTTTATAAAATTAATTGTTTTAAATAAAACCAATAATGAGGTATTTGACAAATTTGTTGAAAGATTGTATAATGAGATAACAGTACATGATTTAAATATTGTAGAAGACTATTCTGATATTAAGGCTAGTGTAAGAGATGATATTTTAGAGATGGGTGAAGATACAGTTACCTTCTTAAATAATTATGTTGATCAGATAGAAACAGATATAAACAAAACAAAATTAAAAGAATATTTAAAATCTATTTACATAGAGGCAAGTGATAATACAGTATGATTTATTTTAAAAAACTAAGATGGCGTAATTTTCTATCTACTGGTAATCAGTTTATAGAGGTTGACTTAGCAAAGTCACCATCAACATTAATTATTGGAACAAATGGTGCTGGTAAATCTACCATGCTTGACGCATTATGTTTTGCTTTATTTAATCGTGCCTTTAGAGATATTAAAAAAGAACAACTAGTAAACACAATTAATTCAAATGATTGCGAAATAGAATGTGAATTTGAAACAAGCAATAAAAAATATAAAGTTGTAAGAGGAGTTAAACCAAACAAATTTGAAATCTATTGTAATAATGTATTGTTAAATCAGGATGCTTCCAATGTTGACTATCAAAATATGTTAGAACAGAATATTTTAAAATGCAATTATCGTGCCTTTTGTCAAGTTGTTATACTAGGTTCTACTTCATATGAGCCGTTTATGCATTTACGTGCTAGGTATAGACGAGAGGTTGTTGAAGAAATATTAGATATAAGAGTTTTTAGCCATATGGATTTATTGTTAAGACAAAAACAAGGTGAGTTAAATAAATCTGTTATTGATGTTAAACATAGATATGACCTAATGCAGGAAAAATATGAACTACAAAAAAAACATTTTGAAGAAATAAAAAATAGAGATACATCTGACATTGAGGATAGAAAAAAACAATTAAAAGAAAATGAACAAAGTAATTACGAATATAATCAAAAACTGCAATTATTAAATGAAAAAATAATTTCTACAAAGGCAGAGGTTTGGAGTGGTGAAAAATATAACAAAAAGTCTAATGAGTTGGTCAAGTTAGAATCAAAAATAGAACACAATTTAGATACACACAGAAAAACATTATCATTTTTTCAAAATAATGACAGTTGTCCAACGTGTACACAACCAATAGACCAACAGTTTAAATTAAATAAGATTAATAGTGAAGCAAATAAAATTAATGAATTAGAATTAGGACTGCAAAAATTATTTGATGAAAAAGGTAAAACTGATGAGAAGTTAAAAGAGTTAAACAAAATAAATCAAAAGTTATCAGAATTAAACATATCTGTAGCAAAAATAAATACTTCTATTTCAGAAATTAATAGACACTCAAATAGACTAGATGCTGAAATTACTAAACTAGAAACAGACTCAGATAACACAAATAAAGTAGCACAAGAGTTAGAACAAATAAAAGAAGATTTAAAATCAGTAAACGTTGAAAAAGAAAAGGCTGTAGAAGAAAAAAAATATATTGATATTGCTAGAGAAATATTAAATGACACAGGTGTCAAAGCAAACATTATTAAGAAGTATCTACCCATAATGAATAACTTAATAAATAAGTATTTACAATCTATGGACTTCTTTGTTAACTTTCATTTAGATGAAGAATTTAACGAAACAATTAAAAGTAGATTTAGAGATACTTTTAATTATAATAGCTTTAGTGAAGGTGAAAAACTTAGAATAGACCTTGCTTTATTATTTACTTGGAGAACTATTGCTAAAATGAAAAATAGTACAAATACAAATCTTCTAATATTGGATGAAATATTTGACAGTAGTTTAGATAGTCAAGGTACCGAAGACTTTTTTAAAATACTTAAAACACTAACAAATGAAAATACATTTATCATATCACACAAAGGAGATATATTGTTTGATAAATTTACAAACATAATTAAATTTGAGAAGTACAAAAACTTTACGAGGTTAGCACAATGACATATGAATTATTACCACCAACAGATCCAAGAGTACTATCAAGTATAGCACCCTTTGATATTGAAACATTTAAAAAACAAGAAAAGATAGAACTAAAAGAGTTTATAGATAACATGTTTGAAACTATGAAAAAATATGGTGGTATTGGATTATCAGCTAATCAAGTAGGTAAACCATACCGTATGTTTATTATGGGTAGTCATCCTGAAATACACAAAAGTAAAAAATGGACTTGTATTAATCCTACAATAGTTGAAGCAAGTAAACAAACAACAAGACTAAAAGAAGGTTGTTTAACTTATCCATTTTTATTTTTAGATATAGAAAGGCCAAGTGCTGTAAAAGTCAAATACCTTGATGAAGATTTGAAAGAACAAGAAGAAGATATGATTGGTATTGTCAGTAGATGTTATCAGCATGAGTTAGATCATATGGATGGTATAGTTTTTACAGAAAAAGTTAGTAAGTTTAAATTAGATTATGCTCTTAAAAAAAGAGATAAAGAAATAAGAAAGGTACAAAAAAGATGGCAAGCTCAATCTGCAAAGAATTAGACTTACCTCATTATAAACAAAGTTTAGATGAGGCTGTGAACTTTTTAAATAGTATAGACTTTGCTGCTGTTAAAACAAAAAACAATAAAAAAGAACAATGGCAAGCTATATCAATAAGAGGTTATAGTGATGATATTTCTAATATATTAAAACCAGGCGTTTTAAAAAGTGATGTAGAAAAACAACCTTTAAGATGGACATATCTATATGAATATGCTGAATTACTACCAATAAAAGAAATACTATCTCATATACCTGCTGAATTTGAAAGAGTAAGAGTAATGAGATTGAGAGCAGGTACATCTATTTCAAAACATACAGATAAAGTTGATAAAGAAATAAAAGATGGCAATATTGTAAGAATACATATTCCTTTAAAGACAAATCACAATGTACACTTTTATTTGTGGGAAGGAAAAGATATGTTTCATTTTAATTTAGAAACAGGCAAATATTATTATACAGATGTTTCTAAACCACACGCCGTACATAACAAAGCAGATTTTGATAGATTACATTTAGTTGTAGATTGTTACAATAATGACAAGCTAAAAAACTTGTTAAAACAAGCAGAAGAATTTGAAAATGATATTAGCAGCCCCATCGGATTTTGAAAAAATAAAGTCTATATTTTATAAACATAAGACGTGGTTTCCTCATGTAAGAACGGACTACATGATGAGAATGATTAACAAAAAACAACTTATTTTAGAAGATGGTATATTGATTGCGTTTCATCACGCAAAAAGAAGACAAAAAATAGGTGATGTACAAGTAGAAAAAGGCGATACAGTATTACATCAGATTGCAAGTGATTCTCCAGGTTCTGGTGCTGCTCAATCAATTCTTAATAATTTCTTTGATTATTGCCCAAAAGATGTATTTTTATCAGTAAGAGCTGACAACTTGACAGCAAACAAGTTTTATGTTAAAATGAATATGAATTTAGTCGGTAGTACAAGTTGGTCAAAAGGTACTATCCCTGGTAATGTATATGTCAAACGCAAAAGAAGTAGTTAGAGATTGGAAAGATAACAAAGGATTCCCATATTATCCTGAAGACAAAAAGTGGAGAGATAAAGAATATCAAAATCTTTTATCTTTTAATAGAGATACAATCCTAGACAGACCTAATAAAATCATAGGACAATCAACGCATGGTTTATCACTTGCATGGTCATATATGCACCACGCATGGGGTATTAAATGTGGTAAAATGAAAACACCTATAGAAATATGGGAAGATGAAGAACATTTAGAAAAAGGTATTAATAAGATTTTAACAGGTACATTTTTCAAACAAAAGAGTGCTGAAAATATAACACCGTCAGATATGAGAGCGATGTTAAGACGATATAGTGGTACTCAAATGGTATCTAATTTTAGACCTACTGCGGCCGCAACTTTATATGATATTTTTGTAGATAAAGATAGTCCACTTGAAGGCACAGAAGCAGGCACAGTATGGGATCCTAGTATGGGTTATGGTGGTCGTTTATTAGGTGCAATTGCAGCTGGTGTTAATTATATAGGTACTGATCCTTGTGTGCCAACTTATAAAGGTTTAGAACAAATAAGAGATACTTATGGACACTCACATAAGACCTATACACTTTTAAGAAAAGGTAGTGAAACATTTGAACCTATTGAAAACAGTTTAGACTTTGTATTTACAAGTCCACCATATCTAGGACACGAAATGTATGGTGATGAAGAAGAACAATCATTTAGAAAGTTTCCTGTACAAGATTTATGGAGAGAAGGGTTTTTATTAAAGACTATACAAAACGCATACAAAGGTTTAAAACCAGGCAAAAGAGCTGCGTTTAACGTTGCAAATGTAAAATCATATAAAACCTTTGAAGAGGATACTTATGATTGTATGGTAAGAGCAGGATTTAAAGATATTGATATATGGTGGTTATCTTTATCAACACAACAAGGTACTCAAACACAATCTACACTAGAAGGTGAATCAGTAGAGGCAAAACAAAAGAATAATTACATAGGGCGATTCGCAAGACCTGACATTCCAGGTAGAAAATATGAACCTATATTCATAGGAATCAAGTAAAAAAACAAATGTTCTTGTTTTGTTCTCATAATTATTCCTAAAAACCCAGTAAAATCGTTATTTATAGTGCTTGACTTTTATGCTGAAATACGGTAGCATAAGTAGTATATGACAGATAACACTATGAATAAAAAATCACAATTGGCAAAATTACTTGCAACAGAAAATATTACTGTACAAGAAAATGCTGTTGCTACTGCTTCGTTTGATGTAGTT